TTCTAGTAGTTCTAGAGCCTGTTATTGTAAAGACGAAAACACTTACTCTAGAGAGTGCTGCGATGGCTCACTATGGGCTCAAGGTATTGGAGTTATTACTCGTATAACTTAAAAATGCAAAATAATTTTTATAGTTGTTAAATAGGTATGAGTGAACTAAACAGGATTACAGAAAAATTGTTTAAAGACAATTTAAACTTCCCTCTAATTTTAAGACAAATAGATTCTAAGGTTAATCTAGAAGAGTACCCTTGGGACGAATGCATAGCAGATCAAACTAAAAGATACGGAGCAGAAGCAGCTCCTAAAATTTGTGGATATATAAAAGAAAAATATGGCAATTAGATTTAATCAAGTTATTTTAGACAAATTATATAAAAATACTACTGAGCTTTCTAAAAAAGTAGATTTAGCTTTAGTTGACGATATTAATAATGCTATTAACGATTCAGTTAACCGAGAAAGTGAAGCTGAAGACGTAGTAAAACAAATGGAGTCTATAGGAAGTGAAATTGAAAGTTTAGCTTCAAGATTATCAGATTTAGCAGATTTAGCTAATGATACACTACAAAAAGGTTATGAGCAATCAGATACAACTCAAGCAGTATTAGATGAAGTTCTTAGAAATGCTAATGAATTAGGTATTGAAATGGATTCTATTCCTGGAGCTGCGGAATTAGCGGAATATGCTAAAGTAGATTATACTAGAATTAAAGCTATAGAAGATACTTTTTACAGTTCAATAACTTCGTCAGTTACTTCATTAAAAGACGCAGAAAGTAAATTTTAAAATAAAATATGAACACAAAACAATTAATACTAAACAAACTAAAAAACGCTAGAAAAGAAAATCTTTCTAAAAAAGTAGACCTTTCACTAGTGGACGATATAGATAGTAGCGAAGACTACTTTATGCAATCTTACGATGAAGCTAGTTATGGAGCAGATTTCTTAAATGAGTGGATAGATAAAATTAATGATTTTAATACTGAATTAAGTATAGCCGTAGATAATTATATAATTAATGGAGCTGCAAGAAATTTAGAAGAAGAAGCTGAAGTTATGAGAGAATATATATTAAAACTAGAATCTGTAGCTAACGATCTAGGAGTAAATCCTGACGAATTAATAAGAAATTATGCAGGAATTACTCAAGCATTAATGGATAGTGAAAATGTAAGAGAAAGATTCCAAAGTGCTTATGAAGAATTATTATATGAAGCTAATGAAAGATTTGGTCTTGCTAATTTTATGAAATAATATGAACGCATTAAAAAACATACTAAATAAGTTATACTCTGAAGACAACGGTGTTTTCGCTATTTTAAAAGCAGAAAACAAAATAGAGTTAGCTGCTATAGATGACTTAGATAGTGCTGTAGATCAAGCTGAACAAATTTCTGAAATAGCAGTTTTAGGGGATGTATTAGAAAGAGCAGATGAGTTAATTAATTTAAATAGTGAGTTAGAAGTTAAAAAAGAAAATTTTTATACAGACTATCAAAGTTTAGACGCAGACTTTTTTGAATTAAAAGATAAAATAGACCTTTTAGAAACTAGATTAAATGCTTACGAAGAATTATCTAATGAGTTAGGTATTGACCCTAATAATAACGAGACTTATAATTATGGAGATTTACTTCTTTTAGATATGCAAAACCAATACAGAGAATACGATTCTAATTTTAATAGAATAAATAGTGCTTTTGAAATAGCAGAATAATAATAAACATTAATAATTAAATAATAAATAATGAAAGCAAGTGAAATGTTAAAAAAGATCAACACACTCTTAGGAGTTAAAGTTGAGCTAGAAGAACTTATCTTGGATAACGGTACGAGAATCTTTGCTGACTCCTATGATAAAGGAGAAAGCGTTTTTATCGTAACTGACGAAGACGAGAGAGTTCCTCTACCTGCAGGAGAATATATGATCGAAGATGGTCGTATGTTAATTGTAAAAGAAGACGGTATGATAGACGAGGTAAAACTCGAAACTGTACCAGAAGCTGAAGAAGAAGGTTACAAGGACGGAATTAAAGATGAAAAGGAAGACATCCGAGAGGATATGGAAGAAGAAGTAATAGTTGAAGTGCCTGACGAAGTAGCTCCAGAAATGGGAGATATTATTGCTGCAGTAGTAGAAGTAGTAAGTCCTATTATTGAGGAAGTAAAAGAAGAAATAGAAGAATTAAAAAAGAAATATGGCGAAGTAGACAAAGTAAAAGAAAAAATGTCTAAACAAGCTTCAAGAAAGCCATTATCTTCTGCTCCTCCAAAAAAGAACGACACTTTCCTATATGGTCAAAATAGAGCAGAGACCACATTGGATAGAGTTTTACATAAAATAAGTCAAATCAAAAAATAATAATAAAAACAATGAGTACATTTATACACACAAGTAACGATGACGTAAGAGTACAAGTATCACAAAATACTATTTCTGCATCATTATCAATTCCTGCAGGAGACGCAGGAGTAGACCAAAACGTTGCAACTGACGCACTAGTTATTTCTCTACCTCAGATTCATTCTGAAAATTTAGGATTAACATATTTATTTAGAAATACAGGAGCAGACGGTAACAACATAATCACTTTAAGCCCTCACTCAACAGATGGTTTTCACGGAACTATCGCTAACGCTGCTGCAGATTCAGTAGCAAGTGGAGTAGTAAACAAAGACTGGGTTAACACTAAAGCAACTGCAAACAGTGGAGACTATGTAATAATCAGAGCCGTAGCTTTAACAAAGTGGTTTATTGTAGGCGGAGTAGGAATATGGGCTTCAGAAGCATAATAATTAATAAATAAATAAATAATAAAATGAAAAGAAATATACAATTAGGTACAACTACCTCGATTACTACAAGCTATAGCGGAGATTTTGCAAATCAATATATTGCGGCAAGTCTTCTTTCAGCGAGTACAATCAATGACGGAGGTATCACAGTTAAACCAAATATTAACTATAAAGAAATATTAAAAAAAGTAGATACTGGTTCTTTAGTTTCAGACGCTTCTTGCGACTTTAATCCTAACTCTTCTATTACTCTTACTGAGAGAATTTTAGAGCCTTCAAACTTACAGGTTAACTTACAAGTATGTAAGTCAGACTTTTTATCTGACTGGGAAGCTCAAAGTATGGGGTTCTCTGGATTTAAAAATCTTCCTCCGAATTTTAGTGATTTTATTTTAGCTCACGTAGCTGCTGAGATCGCTCAAAAAACTGAGCAAACTATCTGGAGAGGAACTGCAGGAGTTGCAGGAGAGTACGCAGGATTAGTTACTTTAGCCGCAGCAGACGCTTCAATTCCTGGAGCTCAAAAAATTGCTGCAGGAGCAGTAACTTCTGCTAATGTAATTGCTGAAATGGGTAAAGTAGTAGATGAGATTCCTTCTGCTTTATATGGTAAGGAAGACCTTTACTTATACGTTTCTCAAAATGTTGCTAGAGCTTATGTAAGAGCTTTAGGCGGATTTGGAGCAGCAGGACTAGGAGCTAACGGTGTTAATTCTATGGGGACTATGTGGTGGAATAACGGTTCATTATCTTTTGACGGAGTTAAAGTATTTGTAAGTCCTGGAATGAATGATAACACTATGTTTGCAGCTCAGAAGTCAAATATTTACTTTGGTACTTCTCTAGTAGGCAATATGAATGAAGTTAAGCTATTAGATATGGCTGACCTTGACGGTTCTCAAAATGCAAGAATAATTTGCAGATTCAGTGGAGCCGTAAACTATGGTATTCCTTCGGACATCGTAGTTTATTCTTAATAAATTAAATTAATCAAAGAATTAGGGTAGGTGGGTTCAACCTACTTGCCCTTTTTTTTTATAAAACAAATAAATATGAGTTGTACACTATTAGCGAAAGGTAGAAATTTACCTTGTATTAAATCAGTAGGTGGCATTAAGAGTATAATATTAGCAGACTTTGGAACTTTAGGAAACCTATCGGTTACTGGAGCTGAAGTTACTGCTATTAGTACTACTCCTGCAGCCTATAAATACTTAGTAAAGCCTGGTTCTTCTGGAATGGAAGAAACGATAACGGCATCTGCTGAAAACGGAACGGTCTATTACGACCAAAATGTAACTATACAATTACAAAAGTTAGACAAAGAAACTCAAGCTGAGTTGCAAGACGTAGCAAAAGGAAATCCTCACGTTTTTGTAGAAGACTTTAACTCTAATACTTTTTTAGTTGGTGCTTATAATGGAGCAGATGTATCTGCAGGAACTATAGGAACAGGAACTGCGTTAGCAGATTTTACAGGATATAATATGACATTTACGGCTCAAGAGGTGCTTCCTGCATTCTTTTGTGCTAGTGCAGTAGTTTCTGCTTTACAAATTGGAGCTGCGATAAGCCCTGCATAAGATTTTTTTCTGTGTTTAGTTTGGATTAAGGGCTTTATAGCCCTTTTTCTTTATACTAAATATTTATTATGCAAAATGTAGAATTATTACGTTATACTATTAAACGAGTAAATGATAGTTTTAACTACTGCGACTGCTAGTCAGACGTTTAACATAATTCCTAGAGAGTATGTAACCGATGCTGAAATTTGTATTAGAGACGAAAGTACAAATGAAGTAATATGCGTTCTAACTACTGGTCAATTATGGAATACAAATACTTTTCAATGGCAGTTAGCAAACTATGACTGGGAAGACGAAGCAGGTATTGTAATAACTAATGATTTAATGTATATTACAATGAACTTGAATT